TCCTTATACGAATAACAATAACGATAACAATAATAATACAATCATATCAGAGGAAATTGTTCGTTCTGAATTAAAAAATAATTCAAGGACACTATTTGGTAGTGAAAGTATTTATATTTCTTTGCTTCTTTCATCTGAGTTTAATATACCAAATGTAACACTTGGTATAATAGAAGATAATGAGAATGAAGATAAAAGAACTACTGCTATTGGAACTGCTGATAAGATTTTTAATTGTTTTATTAATTTATTTTAATTTATTTTAATATATTTTCAGTTTATTTTCAGTATATTTTCAGTATATTTTCAGTTTATTTTCACCATTTGTTTTTCTTGACTTGAATCTTAGGTCCTTGACCTTTTCGTTTAATATTTGCAGGGTCATATTGTTCTTCTTCCTCATCAGAGTGAATATCTTTTGACATTTCCCAGAATTCTTTTGCACCTAATTTAAAAGGTCCATGGGTTTGTGCTTTATACCAGAAGATTTGGTCATGTAGTTTATTGGACTTGGCGTTATTATTTATCACAAGACATTCAAAATTTTCTGTGCATTGGTCCATCACTTGACAAAAACTTTCAAAGGTTGGAAACATACCTGCGTAGTTTTCATATATTCTTTTACGATTTCCTATATAGGGTTCACGAAGAATAAAAACATAGTCAATATTGGTTCTTAAATTGGGAGGAATACCAAGTGGATACTGCATCGTAATTACAAGCATAATTTTCCAGTGACGTCCGTTCATAAAGAGGAGACGCATCATAACATCCTTTGTCCATTTATTATCAAAGAGACAATCATCTAAAACAACGAATGTTCGCGGGTCAATCGTGCTTCTTTTGTATGTCTCAATTTCTTTTTTCATTTGTTTTAAAACTGCTTTTTGTCGTTTTAAAATATTCTCAATAATAGCCGTATTGTATGCATCATGGATAAAAAGTTTGGGAACATGTTCACCAAAAAATCCGTTGCCTGCTTCTGTTCCGGATATAACAGTACCAATGGGGATATCTTGATGATAATACATTAAATCTTTTACTAAGAAACTTTTACCTGTATCACGACGACCGATTAAAACAATAACAGGACCTTTATTTTCATCCGGTCTAAAACTGATTGACCTCATGTCAAACTTTGCTAATTCTAAACCAACGCTCATTTCTATATTTTATTGTATATTTTATTGTATATTATTTTAATATTTTTATATGCGATATGCAATATGTTATAATATAATACAAATTAAAAAATATAAAATATACAACGCAATAAATGAAGATATAATCACAAATAGATATAATCAAAAATAGATATTATTAGTTTAAAATGTAATAAAATTATGTATTTAATTTATTAAATAATATAGGATGAAGATTGATGTTGAAGGAAAGGATGTAGTAAATGCTACTACAAAAACAACAGATGAATATTTTTCATTATATTATAGGAAAATAGATAATGAAGATTTTTTTAATTCTTTAGAAACATCTGAAATTAAGTTCCGAAATTCCATGAATTACATACCAATATATGAAAGTTATTTTAATATGAATGAGACAAATTATAATTCTTTTAATTTAAATCAGAGATATTATGTTTCATGTCTTTCTGGTGTAGTTGATAGAAATAATATTGAAGCAGCTGTTGTTGATACATTCAAAAGCAAAGATGATTCGCTTATGATTGAACATAAACCAATATATATAAAATTCTCACCATTGCTTGACCCGCTAAAATATTTGTCAGGTAAGTATACAACAGATATTAATACAAATGCTGAAAAAAATACTGAAAAAAATGAAGATGTAATATCTATTCCGAAATTATCTAAAATTCTTCCATTATCAGGTCTTCCAAAAGTAAATGATAAAAACAATTCATCTTATGTTGATAGTTTTTTTTCTTATTTATCAAGTCAACTCTTAAATCATCATAATTTTATTCATGGACTTGATTTTTATGGTTCTTTTAATGGTATTAAATCCAATTTTTATTATAATGTCATAGATGATATTGATTATTTGGATAAGAATCCTTTTTTTACTAAAAATAAAGATATTTTATTTACTATTGATGATGAATGTTATAATTATGGAGGAAATAATGATTATGATGATAGCGATGATGATCATGTTAGTTTCGATTCAATGGGAAAAGTAAAGCCAAGAAATAATACACGTAACCGGCGAGTAAAAATAAAGATAGTAAATAATGATATTTCGGAAGGCGGTAATAATAATGTTAATGGCATTGATGGAGATATCAGTGAAATTTCTGATACACAATATATCATTCATGATGATTTTAATAATATAAAGAATGAATTGAATGCAGTCTTTTCTACAGATATTTCTGAAACAGAAGTTACAAATGCATGTGAATTGTTATCGCTAGCAGATGTTAACTTAGAATCATTAATGATAGTAAATGATGATTCTATTTTAAATTCTAATATTCATCTAAAAAATTATCATAGTGATACGGATAGTCGTAGTAATGATGATACAAAAGATGAAAAACATCATGAATGTGGTTCTGAATGCAACGAACACAATATTCATGATAATGATTCTGAAAACGATAACTCTTCGTGTTCATCTCGTTCTTCTTATACATCATGTAGTGAGAGTGATGAGGGTGATGAAGGGCATGAAGAGGGTTTGAGGAATGGAGGGGATGGAAGTCAACGAATGGAAAAAGGAGAGAAACGAGAGAAAGGAGAGAAAAAATTAAAAATAGATAATAATAATGATAATGAAGAGAATGAAGAGAATGAAAAGAATGAAAAATATCACGACGATGATGATAATGATGATGATGATGAAATAGATGATGATTATTCAGATTATTGCGATGATGAAGATGAAACTTTATGGGCAATAATAAATGATTTTCCTGTTTCTGCCATTATGCTTGAAAAATGCGATAATACACTTGACTCACTTATGATGGGAGAAGAGGAGATGTCTGATGGTGAATGGAAATCTGCACTTATGCAAGTTATTATGACACTTATTACATACCAAAAAGTATTTGGATTTACACACAATGACCTTCATACGAACAATGTCATGTTTGTTCATACTGATAAAGCATATGTGTATTATCTTTTCAACAAAAAATACTATCGCGTTCCTACATACCATCGAATTTTCAAAATTATCGACTTTGGACGAGCAATTTATAAATATAAGGGACGACTTATCTGCAGCGATAGTTTTAGTAGCACAGGTGATGCAGCTACACAATATAATATTGAACCCTATTTCAATGATAAGAAGCCAAGATTAGAACCGAATTTCAGTTTTGATTTATGTCGCTTAGGTTGTTCTATCTTTGATTATTTTATTGATAATATAGGTGACGTTTCTAAAGTATGTAAAACAAATGCAGTAGCGAAACTAATTGTAGAATGGGTAACTGATGACCAAAATAGGAATGTTTTGTATAAGACAAATGGAGAAGAGAGGTATCCTGATTTTAAATTGTATAAAATGATTGCGCGAAGTGTGCATAAACATACACCTGAAGCACAACTTTCGAAACCTATATTTTCGGACTATGAGGTCCCTAAAAAGAAAATAAAACCATCAAATCGTATTATAAATATTGATAAATTGCCTTGCTATATGGATTAGTCACTAGACTAGACTAGACTAGACTAGACTAGACTAGACTAGACTAGACTAGACTAAAGTTTTATATTAAATTATTTACAAAGATGTATATAAATAATTTAATGGTGTACTATGTAATTTATTCATTTAAAATCCGGCATCTCCAGTAAATATTTCTGGTTTTGCGTTTCCTAAAATGGCAGGTGTATCATAAAATTGCTTTACAATATAATATCCTAAAATATAACAAATAAACACAAGAATGGCATCACGTAATGCAGTTTTCATGACATTATTATTTCCTTCTGCGCCATCTTCTGTAGATGGTTTTGAAATAAATCGAAAGTCGATAAACTTTGCTAAAAGAAAAATACCTGCAACTATGGCGGCTGATATATAAAGATTGCTATCCATTTTTTGCTATTCTAATGTATAAAGGAATAATCTATTACGTTTTTTTACGAATAAAATACTA